GGGTACATCGACAAGCCTGTAATCGACGTTCACGCGCAGGAGCTGACGATCAAGACAGACGGGATCGGCGGCGACAGTGCTTTCAAGTAACGCTTGCAAGTGCGCGACAAACACGCTTAATCCAACAAGCCGAATGCGGGCGCAGGATACGCGCTGCGGCTAAGTGCTTGCTGTTCGCGTTTGCGAACGAGGCCCCTCCGTGCCGGAAAAAGGCCGGCCTCTTGTGGCCGTTATTCCCTTCCAAAAGCCTATTACGGTACGGGACAACTGTGAACCCGGCACTATCCGGGAATCAAGCGTCGGAAGCGACGGTAAACACTGCTGCGGCGGCAAGTGGCCTAAGCGTTTTCATCTCCTTTCCGCTGAAATCCTGTGCAAGTCAGGATGCCGCAGCTTCCCTTTCTACGGCAGCTTTCCAAGAGGGGCGCGCCCGGTGCAAGTCCGGGGGCTGCCACCAAGACCAGACGACCGGATTGACCGGAGCGTGAAAAACCGGCAGAAAGCCGCTTTCCTGCTGCAGCGGGAGGCGGGCGCGCTGAGCTGCTGCTCGGAATTGGTTTATAAGCGAGGCGCGCAACAACCGTGTCTGGTAGATTATTTCGTTTTTTTGCTGGGGCGCTGTGCAAGAGCGCTCGCAGCCGCGGTCTTGAACGAATGAGGTGAAGCGTTTGCACGTTATCCGTGTGGAGCTGCCGAAGCAGCACAGCGAAATCGAAGTGCACGTCATTGCGGACGTACATCTTTCCGACCCGAACTGCGATATTCGCGGCGTGCAAAAGCGCGTGGCGGACATTGCGGAGAGAGACAACGCCTACGTTATCCTTGCTGGCGACCTGATCGACAACGCGACGCGAAACAGCATCGGCGACATCTACAGCACGCAGTTGTCCCCGATGGAGCAGATCCAGCTTGCAAACAAGACGTTTGCTCCGCTCAAGGGCCGCATCCTGTGCGCTGTTCCCGGCAACCACGAAGAGCGGACATATCGCGCAGACGGCATCGACATTACATGGCTGATTGCAAACGAGCTGGGCGCGGGCGACCGGTACGCTCCGGACGCGGCGCTTGTGTTCGTGTCGCTCGGCGAAAACTCCAGACGCAAGAGCGAGGGACGGCAGACAACGTACTCCATCTATGTCAACCACGGAAACGGCGGCGGGCGCAAGCTCGGCGGTAAGATCAACCGGCTCGCAGACTATGCGCAGATCGTCGATGCAGACGTTTATGTTTGTGGGCACACGCACTCCCCTGCCGTGTTCAAGGACTGCTTCTTCCGGACGAACGCTTCTACGAGGAGCGCGGAGCCGGTCGAACGATTGTTTGTTAACACCGCGGCGGCGCTGGATTACGGCGGCGGCTACGGTGTGCGGATGGGCTATCAACCGGCGAGCAAGGCCGCACCCGTCATCTACCTCGACGGGGGGCGGAAAAACGCCGGGGCTGCAATGTGAAGGTGCCCTATGCAGAAAAATGAAACTCTCCTCCGGGCGATTCTGGACATTATCGGCCGCGGGAATACTGCCGAGGTAAAGCAAACGAAAGACGGCGTGCTTGTGCTGGAAGTAAAGCGCAAGGTCGCCTTTCGGGAAACAGAAACAGAATAACGACGCGCCCGGAAACGGCCGGGCATAAGAGCTGAACGGAGCTGACTGCGGAATGCGGTTGGCTCCGTTTCTGCATTTACGGAGGATGCCATGCCGAAGCAGAAGCGAAGCACGCAGACAAATTTCACATGGGATCCGGGACACGCGAACGAGAAGCAGCTTCTGTTTTATCAGAGCCGAACGATGTACACGGCCTACGGCGGCGCGCGAGGCGGCGGCAAGACGCACGCTGTGCGCATCAAGGCGGTAGGCGGCGCGTTTACATGGCCGGGCATCCGCATCCTCATCGTGCGAAAGACATACCCGGAGCTGCAGTCGAACCACATCGAACCGATCCTGAAGATGGTGCCGCAAGAGCTGACAAGCTACAACGGCACACTGCACACGCTGTACTTTCAAAACGGCTCGACCATCCATTTCGGCCATTGGAGCGGTATCACGTCCGAGAGCGAATACCAAGGTCAGGAATACGACTGGATCTTCATGGACGAGGCGACGCAGTTTACAGAGCGCGAATTCCGCTTTCTCGGCGGCTGCCTGCGCGGCGTCAACGAGATCCCGAAGCGCTTTTACCTGACGTGCAACCCCGGCGGCGTCGGGCACAGATGGGTCAAGCGCCTGTTTATCGACCGATATTTCAAGACAGATTCCGACAATCCGGAGGAAAACGAGAACCCGGACGACTACAGCTTCATTTTCGCAACGGTCGAGGACAACAAAGACCTGCTTGAATCCTCTCCGGGCTATCTGCAGGCGCTCTCTCAGTTGCCTGAGAACATCCGCAAGGCGCACCGCTACGGCGACTGGGACGCACTGTGCGGCACGTATTTCCCGGAATTCAGCAAGGCGACGCACACCTGCAAGCCGTTCCAGATCCCAAAGCACTGGAAGCGGTACAGGGCGCTCGACTACGGTCTGGATATGCTTGCCGTCGGCTGGTACGCGGTGGACGAAAACGGACGCTCGTACATGTACCGCGAGCTGGTGCAGCCGGGGCTGATCGTGCAGGATGCGGCAAAGCAGATCCTCGACATGACGATGCCGGACGAACACATCGAGATCACCTTTGCCCCGCCGGACATCTGGTCGCGCCAGAAAGACACGGGCAAGACGATGGCAGAGGTGTTCATGCAGTGCGGCGTGCCCATCGTGCGGGCAAGCAACAACCGCGTGCAGGGTTTCCTGCAAGTGAAAGAAGCACTCGCAAATATGCCGGACGGAAAACCGGGGCTTGTGCTTTTCCAGACCTGCGAACGGACGATCGGAGACCTCGAGGACATTCAGGCGGACGAGCGCAACCCGAACGACTGCGCCAAAGAGCCGCACGAGATCACGCACACGGTCGATTCCGTGCGCTATTACTGCGTATCGAGAACAATGCGCGCAGATGCAAGAGACGCGAACCCGTCGGAGATCATCTACGAGGACGAGGACGCGCAGGAGGACTACGAGGAATTCATGACCGGAGACGCACCGTCTGCCGGATATATCAGCTATTAGGAGGAAGACATGAACACTATCGGTTTGATCGGCCTGCTGGTGATCGCGGCGTGCTTTGTGCTGACGATGGTAAGCCTGCGGCGCTGGGACGACGAGCTTCGGGCATTTCAGGACGCGACGATGGATATGCTGGCAGATACGTCGCTCGACGTGTCCCGGCTGCAAAAGCGCTTAGAAGCACTGGAAGAGACGGCGGCAGCACTGTGTGAGCGAGCGGACAATCTCGACGAGGAGCACGCTGAACAGGTGGAGCAGGCACTGCAGATGGCGCAGGACTTCTCCAACGGCGTGTCCAACCTCATGAATTACAGCTACCTGATGGCCGGAAAGAAGGACGTGAGCGGCGATGCCTGACGAGTTTGGCAAGAAGATCACGCCGGAACAGGTACAGGCAGAGTACCAGAAAATGCTCGGCTACAACACCGCTGTCAACCTCGACGAGACGGTGCGCGCCAACGAGAACTTCTTCATCGGCAAGCAATGGGAGGGCGTGGACGCGAAGGGTCTGCCGACGCCGGTATATAACTTCCTGAAACAGGTCGTTTTGTTTTCGGTTGCAAACATCACGACCGACAACATCAAGATGCAGGCTACTCCGCTTGCGTGCGAGCGCACGCCGGAGGACGTGGAACGTGTCGCGGAGATCGTCAACAAGGAGTTTGACCGGCTGTTTGAATTCAACCGCGTGCCGAACCTTGTGCGCGAGTATATGCGAAACGCCGCGGTGGACGGTGACAGCTGCCTGTTCACGTTCTGGGACGACACGGTTGACGCCGGTTTCGGACTGCGCGGCGGCATCCGCACGGAGATCGTGGACAATATGCGCGTCGGCTTCGGCAACACAGCGTGCCGTGACCCGCAGAAGCAGCCCTACATTCTCATCGAACGGCGAGAAATGACGAAGGAACTGCGCAGAGCAGCGCAGGAGGCCAGAAATCCGCGCTGGGGAGACATTCAGCCGGACACCGAGAACCACAACACTGACAGCTACAAAAACAGCTCAGAGCGCAGCACGGTACTGCTGCGGATGTGGAAGGAACGCAAGACCGGCACGGTGTGGGCGTGCGAAGTCTCCGGGCGCGTCATGTTGCGCGAGCCGTGGGACATGGGTCTGCGGCTCTACCCGGTGACGTGGATCAACTGGGACTACATTCCCGACAGCTATCACGGGCAGGCGCTCGTGACCGGGCTGATCCCGAACCAGATCTTTGTCAACAAGCTGTTTGCAATGTCCATGATCTCGCTGATGACGAGCGCATTTCCGCGCACGGTCTACGACAAGACGCGCATTCCGAAGTGGAACAACGCGGTCGGCGCTGCGATCGGCGTCAACGGCGGCGACGTGTCCGGCGTGGCAAAGATCATCGACCCGGCACAGATCAGCCCGCAGATCGCGCAGTTTATCCAGACGAGCGTGGACTATACGCGGCAGTTTCTCGGCGCGACGAGCGCGGCACTTGGCGAAACGCGGCCGGACAACACGTCGGCCATTATCGCCCTGCAGCGCGCAGCCAGCATCCCGTCGGAGATCACGAAGCAGAACCTCTACAAATCCATTGAAGATCTGGGGCGCATCTATCTGGACTTCATGGCGGCGTACTACGGGAAACGAAAAGTGCAGGTGTCTATGCCGGATGTTGGCTCGGACATCCTCGCATTTGCCGGGAAAGACCCGGAGGAGCTGGAAACCGTGCTGTTCGACTACGGCATTCTGAACGATATGCCGATGGCGCTGAAGCTGGACGTCGGCGCCAGCTCGTACTGGTCGGAGATGGCGTCTGTGCAGACGCTGGATAACCTGCTGATGCAGGACAAGATCACGATCGAGGAATACCTTGAGCGCATCCCGGACGGCTACATCCCGAAGCGGCAGGAGCTGATCGCCTCGCGCAAGCAGGCGGCACAGCAGCAGATGATGCAGCCGGAGGACCCGAGCACAGGCAGCACACCGGAGACCGGCGCTCTGGTCGATCTCGGCCAGAAGACGCCTATTCGCGGTGGCGGCGGCTTCGGTGACCTGCAGCGCAAGGTCATGCAGACCGGGACGGCCGAATAACGAACGCTCGGCGGAAAACCGCCTTGCAAATACATTACCGGATAAATTTCAACACGCGGCGCCGACCATAGCGCCGCACCCGCCAACCATAGCGGGAGAAGGGATTTTGACATGGCAGACGACATGAACACCGCCTTTGCGGCGGACGCAGACGATTGGAGCGACATCACGGCGGATAGCTTTGCCGACATCGAGGACGACGCGCAGGGCGCTCCGGGCACGGAGACGCAGGGAAACGACGCCGCGCCGGAAATCGAACAGAACGACGGCGGGCAGGATGCAGATGCCACACAGCCGGGCGAGAACGAGGAGCAGCAGGCACAGACAGACGGCCAACTGTTCGAGCTCAAGCACCTCGGCGAGACGAAAAATGTGAACCGGGACGAGGTCGTAACGCTCGCCCAGAAGGGCATGGACTACGACCGTGTGACCGAGAAGAACACGCAGCTGGAAACCCAGGTGTCCGAGCAGAAACAGCAACTGGCGCAGCTCACGGAACACGAGAACGCGCTGCAGGAGCTGGCAAATCAGAGCGGCACAACCGTCGAGGAGCTTGTGGAAAACATGCTCATTGCCGTTACCAAGAGCAAATACGGCATCGACGACGACGGCATGGCGCTCGAGCGTGTAAAGCTCGACAGAGAGCGCCGCGCGCTCGATCAGGAACGGGCAGCACTGGCACCCCAGAAGCAGGAGCAGGAGCAGCAGGCAGCGAACGAGAAATGGCGCGGCGAGTGCTTTGACGCATTTGCAAAAGCCTATCCCGACGTTGACCCGGCCTCCATTCCGAACGGCGTGTGGGAAGCCTTTAACCGCGGTGAAACGCTGGTTTCGGCCTACGCGAGGGAACGCAACAAGGCGCTGGAGGCAGAGATCGCGCGCATGAAATCCGAACAGGAGACGCGCGACCGGAACGCGGCGAACGCCGCGAGGAGCACCGGCAGCCAGAGCAGCGCCGGGAAGACCGGCAGCGACGAAGCGTTTGACGCGCTGTGGTACGACGGCAACTGACCACGTGAGATAAGGGCTTGCCTCCGCCTGAAATTCCAAATTTTTAAGTGAGGTAATTACTTATGGCAATCAATGTTGCAAACAAATACAGCACCAAGCTCGACGAGCGTTTCCACCAGAAGAGCGTGACCGACGCATTCGCCGGTAAGGACTACGACTTTGTCGGCGTGAACGCGATCAACGTGTACAGCTCCGACGAGGGCGACTTCGGCGACTACACCCGCAGCGGCTCCAGCCGCTTCGGCAAGATCAAAGAGCTGGGCGACACCGTGCAGACCATGCGCATGACGCAGGACAAGGGCGGCACGTTCTCGATCGACGCGGGCAACGCTGCCGAACAGTTTAACGTCAAGCAGTGCAACGCGCGCATGAAGGCGACGTGGGACGGCAAGGTCACCCCGAGCATCGACAAGTACCGCCTGCAGAAGTGGGTCGGCGGCGCCGGTGTTGTGACCGTCAATGCTACCGCGCTGACCGGCAAGACGGCCATCGACGCCATTGTCAACATGGGAGCGGAGATGTCCAACCATCTCGTGCCGACCGATAACCGCGCGATCTTCATCGGCCACACGCTGTTCGCCAAGTGCAAGCTGTCGGACTACATCGTCGGCATTGACGTGCTGGGCAAGGACGCCGTCGCAAACGGCTCTCTGGGTAAGCTCGACGGCAACGACGTGTACGCCATCCCGGACAGCTATCTGCCCGCGGGCGTCAACTTCGTGATCTTCCGCAAGGGCGCGAGCGTCGACCCGGTGAAGAACCAGACCATGCGCATCCAGAAGAACCCGCTCGGCATTGACGGCGATGTGGCCGAGTACCGCGTGATGTTCGACAGCTTCGTGCTGGACAAGAAGGCATACGCCATCGGCGTGCACGCGACTGCGGGCAGCACGACCCCGACGATGTCCGTTTCCGGCGGCACGATGACGCTGATTGCCGGTGACGGCGAGACCATCAAGTACACCACCGACGGCAGCAACCCGAAGACTTCCTCCACGGCGCAGACCTACAGCGCCAGCGCGAAGCCGACCGGCATCGCCGCAGGCACGGAGGTCAAGGCTTACGCCAGCAAGACCGGCGCGCTCGATTCCGGCATTATGACGGCTACCGCCTGAGGCAACGGATAAGGCGGCGGGAAATCCCGCCGCCTATTTTCAGATAACGAGGTGATTTCATGGCAGAAGTCAGCGACGTGTTTGACGCTGCGATGTCCATCATGGACGAGCTGAGCGACAGCGGGAAACCGCAGACGACAGACACGGACGAATATAAATACCGCACCGTGTCGATCATCAACACCATGATCGCGGAGCTGTACCCGTTTTCGGAGACGAAGAAGGCCGGGAAAACCGCTTCCGGCTGGCGGCCTGTTGAGGAATTCGACGACACGCTCTCGGAGATCGACAACACGCTTGCGCTCGGTGCGATGCCATACGGCCTTGCTTCCGCTCTCCTGACGGACGAGAACCCGGAGGCATCCGACCGGTTCAAGCGGCGCTACAACGAGATCGTGACGATGCACAAGGCAAACGCGCAGTGCAGTATTGGCACGGTCGAGGATGTGTACGGCGGCATCGAGTACGGCGAATTCGGGAGCTGGTGACGCGCATGAATGAAAAGATCGTCGGAATCCAGAAATGGCTCGGCGTCAATCAGGCGGGAACAGACGACACAAGTCTGAAGCTCGGAGAGGCTTCGGATATGCGCAACTGGCGCGTGACGCAGGACGGCGCGCTGCGAAAGCGCCCCGGTATGAAAGCCGTGCATACGTTCCCCGGAGAAATTCAGGGAACGTGGTGCGGCTACGTCGGCGGAGAATATGTGCAGGTAGCGGCCGCTGCCGGGAAGCTGTGGAAAATCGGATTTCCAGCCACTACGGCGGTCTCGGAGCTGGGCGCGCTCGCCGACGCACACACGGAGTTTTTCGGGTTCCGGGAAAAACTCTATATCCTCAACGGTACGCAGTACAAGGTGTTTGACGGCCATACGCTCGCCGATGTGACAGGGTACGTCCCGACTGTGCTTGTGGGCGTGGGTGCGGACGGCAGCGGCACGGAGCTGGAGCAGATCAACAAGCTATCCAGCAAGCGAAAATACCGCATTGCTACGGACGGAAAGTCCACGGTGTATGTGTGCCCGGAAAGTGGAACGCTGTCTGTGAGCGTGAAAAACAGGGCAACAGGCGCAGCACTGGCAGCCGGTGCGGACTATACGTTTGCAGACGGAAAGATCACATTCACGAGCGTGCCCCCTGCCGGTGCGGATGTGTATGAGGTTGAATACACCGTGGCATCTGACGATTCCGGCGCGGTCAGGGCAATGAAGTTTGCAGAGCTTTACAACGGCGCGACGGACAACCGCGTGTTCCTCTACGGCGACGGAAGCAACAAGGCGCTGTACTCCGGGCTGGACATCGACGGCAACCCGACCGCCGAATACTTCCCGGACATGAATGTGCTGGACATCGGCGACGAGAACACGCCGATCACGGCGATGATCCGCCACTACTCCCGGCTGCTGGCGTTCAAAGAGGACAGCGCATACTCCGTGCAATACGGCACGGTGACGAACGCAGAGGGAAAGATCCTCCCCGCGTTTTACTGGACGCAAGTAAACAAGGCCATTGGCAACACAGCTCCCGGTCAGGTGCGGCTTGTGGACAACAGCCCCTACACCATGTTCGGTGAGAGCGTCTACACATGGAAAAACAACAGCAGCTACTCCAGCAACCTGACGATCGACGAGCGACAGGCGAAACGCATTTCCGATCGCGTATGGAAAACGTTGCAAGGCTTTGACCTACGTCAGGCGTATTGCTGGGATGACAACGACCGCAAGGAATGGTACTGCATATATGGTGACATGGCCGTTGTGCACAACTACGGTCTCAATGTGTGGTATCTGTACACGAACTTCCCTGTCAAGCACTTTTACCGCGTATACGGGAGGCTGCTCGGCGCACGTGAAAATGTGCTCGTCGAGATTTCGGATGCATTCCGCAGCGACTGCGGCGAAGCGATCGACGCACGATGGGAGAGCGGCAACATGCACTTCGGCGCGGATTTCATGCGCAAATACTCCGCCATGCTGTGGATCGGTCTCGTGCCAACGCACGCTGGGTCGATGACTGTGACGGTCATGACAGACCGCAAGGCGGATTTTTCAAAGAAGCTGGTTTTCCGCAACAGCGCAGCGTTTGACCACGCGAATTTTGCGCACTGGTCGTTCAACACGAACAAGCGCCCGTATATGACGCGGCTGAAACTGAAAGCAAAGAAATTTACATACTACAAGCTCATCCTGACGAACGATGACGCGGACACGACGGCGACGGTCACAAGCGCCGACATCCGCGTGCGGTTCACGGGATATGTGCGATAGGAGGGTTACATATGGCACTTCCGACGTGCAATGAAGACATGAACATCATCTCCAAGCTGGACGACGAGCCGGACGATGTTGGCGGCCTGTCCGCTGCGGCTCTGAAAGCAAAGTTTGACCTTGCCGGAAACCTGCTGAAAAAGGCACTCAACGATCTGGTCGCTGCGCTCGGCAACAACGCCGCTGCGAAGAGCATCGGCTTTACTCCGACAACGGCTGTCAACAAGACGAACGTGCAGGATGCGATCGAGAACGTGCAGAGCCAGATCGCTGGCGTGTCGCAGGGCGGCATTGCGGATGCGTCGATCACAACGGAGAAGATCGCAGAGGAAGCAGTGACGAGCGAAAAGATCAAAAGCGGAGCGATCCAGAAAAGCCATTTTACGAGCGGCGCGCTGCAGGAGGACATACCGGTCAACGAGCTGACATTCTCGGCCACATTTACCGAGTGCACGCTCTCCACGCATTGGTGCAAATTTGCGGTTGCACTCAGAGCGGTGTTTTTCGGCGCACGGTTTTTGAATTTGTCAGACGCGGATGTAGAGAGAAAGCGCGTGTATATTACCGCGTCCGGCAACGGTGGATACGCTTTTACAACGTATGGGTGTTACAGCGCATACGTGTCATACAAATCGGCAGGGACAACGAAGTACGTGAGTGCACCGGTGTTCACGACGCTGTTGGCATCGAACGAGCGCGCGCTCTGCGTTGTACTCCCCGATGACGTCACGGCAGACAATGCCGGGATTTCCGTTCACGGCACATACTTCGTTTCGTAATGAGGTGAAAAGCAATGGCATACATCAAACGCGGTGAGGCAAAGGTCATCCCTGTGCGCGTGAAGTTCAACGACATGAACGTGTTTCCGCTCGGTAATGTGGATGAGATCGCGTTCAAGCTCGGCGATAGTGTGCGCAAGACGTGGCCGGACGCGGTGCGGTACGACAACGCAAATGACCGGTTCCTGCTGACGCTGACGCAGGAAGACACGCTGTCCCTCGACGTGGGGCAGGCGGAGCTGGAGATCACCTGCAACTTCAAGGGCGCGGGCAATATCCTGAAGCCGAAGAAAAACCCGAAAATCAAAGTGCTGGACTGCACGGACGAGGAGCTGATGGAATGAGCGACAGAATCGAAGCCGAGATCCTCGATGTGTTTGGAGAAGAGGTAGCCGCAGAGGTTGGCACGCCGTTTGTCGTGATCGAAGGCTCAAAGGGCGATCCCGGCAAGGACGGCCACAGCCCGGTAGTAACGGCCACCAAGTCCGGCAAGACAACAACAATCAGCGTGGACGGAGCGGCCATTGCCACGGTCGAGGATGGCGCAGATGGTGCGCAGGGAAAAGACGGAGCTGACGGGTCGAACGGTAAGGACGGCGTATCGCCTACAGTATCGACCGCTGCCACAACCGGTGGCACGAAAGTGACCATTACGGACGCAAAAGGTTCGCATGAGTTCGTAGTAAAAGACGGAGCGAAGGGCGCTGACGGCTCGAATGGCAAGGACGGAACGAACGGTAAAGACGGCGCGGATGGCAAACCGGGAGCTGCTGGTGCGGACGGCATCACGCCGCACATCGGCGGCAACGGCAACTGGTATCTCGGCGATACAGATACCGGTGTATCAGCGGGTGGCGGCACTGCCGATGCTGTTCTGTATACTGCGCAGACGCTGACTGACCCGCAGCAGCTTCAGGCACGAAAGAACATCGGCGCACTTGGCCACAATAGTCCTCAGGTTCAGGGGTATATGACTTTGACCCCTGCAAACGAAACGCTTGGGCATGGCGTTGGTCTGTCCCCGTCCGGAAGTGGCTATGATTACACGCTTGACATTTCAGAAGTTGATACGCAAGAGCCCACAAAGCTTATTGGCGTGAAAACGCCCACCGACGCAGACACCAATGCGGCTGCGACTGTGGAATATGTGGAGGCTAAGGTTGCAAGTGGCGGCATCACACCGACGATCGGCGACAATGGCAACTGGTATTTCGGCACTACCGACACCGGCAAGCCGTCACGCGGAGCAACCGGCGCAAAGGGCGACACGGGCGTAACAGGTCCGGCTGGCCCGGTCGGCCCACAAGGCCCTGCCGGGGCTCCCGGCAAAGATGGCGCGGGCATGGACATCACCGGCGCGACTGTCGGCCAGATTGCCAAGATCACAGCCGTGGACGCATCCGGTGTGCCCACCGCGTGGAGCCCGGTGGATATGCCGTCAGGTGGTTCGTCTTTCACCGACGATGGGGAGGGCAACATCTCTGTTGACGGCGCGACGGCGCAGAGTGTAAACAGGTTTCTGCAGTCGATGACCTTCCCCGGCCTGAATTTCAAGTATATCAATCCGCTGAACAGCGGAACTTACAGCAACCCCTACGGGGTGTATGTGGGAAGTGGTGCTTCACTGGTTGATACGATCCTCGCCAAGACGGTTCCGGGTGTCTATACGGTATACATGAACAGAAACGCTACGGACGTACCGGCAGCTGCAGCAGCGGCATCCAGCTCCTTGCGCGGATTGGTTATCTTGTCACAAATCAAAAAGCACTATGCCATTATCCTGCTGGTAGACCAGTCGAGCAATTTTTACGTGCAGTACATCCAGAACGATGTCGGGGGTGGGTGGAAGCAGATGCCAGATTCAAGCGCTTCTGCCGAAGCTGTTCTGTATACCGCACAAACGCTCACCGACGCACAGAAGAAACAGGCGAGGGAGAATGTGGATGCGGCGAGTGATTTTGTAGTTACATTTAGTGCAGGTTCAGCTGGCACCTTTACGCCTGATAAGACGTTCGCTGAGATTCAAGAAGCAATTGCCGAGGGGAAAAGAGTATTTGCACAAACAACATATGGCCCTACCAATTATCAACTGCGCCTATCGCTAGTCCTTTACAAAGCGGGCGAATCTGCCGTCTTTGGCGCTACGTTTACATCAGGGCCGGGCGTTAATGCAATATTCATTGGTATTCGGGCTAACAATAGCTCCGGTTGGAATACGCTATACTGGCCACGTTTTGACGATAACGGCGCTATGCCGCAACTTAGTATGGCCTCTGCCCCTACAGAGGATATGCAAATTGCCACCAAAAAGTACGTCGATGACAACAAGAGTGATGGCACTGTTTTGTACACTGAGCAGGCACTCACCGCCCCGCAGCAGCTTCAGGCACGAAAGAACATCGGCGCTCTACCCAGTGAAGAACCTATTATCAAGGGCGGCGCATTCACACTCGACACTCCGGGGGCTCAGATTCGAGCGCAACTTGACGGATACCTGACAAGCGAAACAGGTGAGGACTTTGCAAATATAGGATTCGCAAGCACGCACCCTGATGCCACGAACGACCATATTGTCATTAGTGGACTGGCTAATTTTGGCGACGCAGAGATGGTTGGGCTTGAAGATACCGCAGTGTCGTATGCCCAGTTGATGGATTATACGAAGCCTCTAATGCTGACCTATGATAATAATAATAAGGTTACTGGTGCATCGTATTATGAAATCCGTAAGGCAATCGAGCGAGGGCGGCAGATTAAACTTGCAGTCGCAAATACCCCCGATATTATTGCCGCTAACGCCAAAAATGAAACAGATAAGAGTGTTTTGCAGTTTATCAACACGGACGTCGGCGGGGATACTGTGTTCATCACACAGTACTATGTGACAGCGCAAACAAGCGGAATTACCGTAAACGTGAAATCAATGGAGCTGCCATAAAGCAACCACGAAAGGCTAGGAATTACAAATGGAAATCATACAAGCATACGCAACCAAAAACAGATGCTACCAGATTGGTTCGCCGCTTAAACCGCGCGGCATCATGCTGCACAGCGTCGGCACGCCGCAGCCGTCGGCAAGAGCGCTGGTGCGCTACATGGATCAGTACCAGCCGGGCGGACAGAGCGTGTGCGTGCACGCCGTCGCGCAGGCGGACGGCACGGTGTATCAGCTCCTGCCGTGGGAGATGCGCGGCTGGCATTGCGGCGGGAGCGCCAATTCTACGCACATCGGTGTGGAGATGACCGAGCCGAGCGCAGGCATGACTTACGCGGAGGCGGCGGAGCAGATTGCGGGCACGTACCGCACGGCCGTGGAGCTGTTTGCCACGTTGTGCAAGCAGTACGGTCTTGACCCGGCGCAGGATGGCGTCATCATCGGGCACGCCGAGGGACACCGGCGCGGCGTGGCGAGCAACCACGCAGACCCGGAGCTGCTGTGGCGCACATATGATATGGGCTACACGATGGACGGCTTTCGGCGCGACGTCGCCGAGGCAATGAGTGAAAATGAGAATGAGGAGGACGAGGATGACATGGTGAGGTACAACACGATCGAGGAAGTCCCGAGTTGGGCGCAGGACACGGTGCGCGCGCTGGTGGATGCGGGCGCGCTGCAGGGTGACAATCAGGGACGGCTGGACCTGTCGCTGGACATGATCCGCGGCATGGTGATCGGCAAGCGGTACGCAGACGCGCGCAGCCCCAGATACGCCACGATCGACGACGTGCCCGCGTGGGCGCGTGAGGAGACGCAGCGTCTGATCGACCGCGGCGCGCTTCGCGGTGTCGGCGGGGACGGCCTGAACGTCAGCGAGGACACGCTGCGGTCTATGATTGTCTGTCAGCGGATGATCGACAAAAACAAGTGATGGAGGAACTACATATGAAAATTAACTGGAAACTAAGACTTCAGAACAAGACGACGTTGACCGCGCTCGTCATGGCGCTGGTGGCGCTGGTGTATCAGGTGCTCGGCGTGTGCGGCGTCGTGCCGCGTGTGGCACAGGATCAGGTGACGACGATCGTCAGCATGGTTATCAACATCCTGTGTCTGCTCGGCATCGTGGTCGACCCGACGACGGCCGGAGTCGGCGACAGTGCACGCGCGCTGAGCTATGATGAGCCGAGAAAAGAGGGCTGAGGATGGCGATCTCTCTGGCAAATATCATCTCGGCGGCGGCGTTTGTGCTGACGCTGATCGGCGCGTGCTGGCGCATGAGCACAATCATCCAGCGAAACACGGATGCAGTCGTGGCACTGACGGCGCGCATCGACCGCATGGACGCCGGTAACGCCAAGGAGCACAACGAGATGTGGGACAAGATCGAACGCAGCGAGGACAACGACCACGAGACGCGGCTGCAGCTGCTGGAGCGCAAATAATAATCGACACGGGGGACGCTGCCGGGCGCGGCGGTGTCCCCTATCCCCTATCCAATGATTATCAAGTGATGAGGTGACACGATGGCATACAATGACGCAATCATGAACAGCGCCGACAAACAGAAAATCGCCGCGCTCGGTGAGCAGTGGCAAGCCGCGCAGAAGGCCGGAAACCAGGGCGGCATGAACGAGGCACACGAGCAGGCGGAGATGATCCGCAAGAAGTACGGCTACAGCGGCGGCGGTGACGGCAGCGGCTTCAAGATCGTCGGAAACAACACCGTCCTGCCGGAAGCAAAAGACCAGAGCGAGAGCATCAACAAGATCTACGACGCGCAGCAGAAGGCAAAGACCGACGCGCTGAAAGCGGCCTACGACCAGAACATGGCGGACTATGACGCACAGGCCGCGAAGATCCCGCAGACATACAACGAGGCACGGCGGCAGGTATCGACACAGGCGGACATTTCCCGCGCGAACCTGAACGAACAGTTGGCGGGCAGTGGCATCAATGTCGGGGCGGGCAGCCAGCTCGCGCTCTCGCAGCAGAACAGCAGGAACGCAGCCATGGGTAAAGTATCGTCCGCAGAGGCAGACGCGATGTCAGCCCTCGAGGCACAGCGGCAGAAGGTAAAGACGGCGTATCAGAACGCGGTCGCGCAGGCGATCAGCGAGAACGACGCGGCGCGCGCGAAGGCACTCTATGCCGAGGCGCAGCGTGTGGATAACTCCATCGTCAACACGGCGGTCAAGCAGCTTAGCGTGGACACGACGCTTGCGGAAAACGATCGCAGCCGCCTCGAACAGCAGGCCGCGACGCTCGCCAAGTACGGCGATTTCAGCGGTTATGCGGCGCTCGGCTATACACAGGATCAGATCGACGCGATGCAGAAGGTGTGGGGCGCGCAGAACCCGAAGCTCTACTACGAGCGCACAGGCACATATCCGGCGAGCTACACGGCATCAAACAGCAGAACGGGCGGTGGTGGCGGCGGCGGGGGTTCAGATGATGATACGATCACGCCGGTCAGGGATAAAACGGACAGCGGCCGTGTCACTCACAACGACATTGACTTCACGGATCCAAATGCTGTTGCAGACGCCGCGACCGTTTACGAGCGGGTGAAGGAAATGATCTCGAAGGGCGTACCGGTTTCGGAAGTGAACCAGTACATCCAGAGCGCGTCCGACAATGGGCTTATCTCCGACGACAGCCGCAGACGGATGAAATACATGAACAACTCCAGAAAGTGAGGAAATCAGATGGCGTTCAAAAAAGCGACAGTCTCGATTGACGACTGGCTCAAAAGCACAGGCGCAACCGAACGACCGAGAGCACAGCAGGATGCCGCTGACGCGCAGAAACCTGTCACCAAACCGATCTCTGAACCTGTGCCGCAGAAGAAGAAAGAGAACATCAGCTTTTGGGAGAAGCTGCTGAACGCTTTCGGCGACGCCGGGTACAGCGGCGACACGAGCGCGCCGCTGGGCATGATGAACCAGGCGATCAGCGACGACTACCGCAGCAGCGGGATGCAGGAGAGCAAGACGGCGCAAGCGGGCGGCAACATCGTGAAATCCGCTGCAAAGGGCGCGGAAAGCGCCTATGAAAGCGCCGTCGGAGCGATGATGAGCAAGCGCAGCGGCACACAGATCATGGGCGTGACGGTCGCGGACGATGCCGTATCGGAAGCGGACAAGGCCACGGCGGAAGCTGCCCGGCAGCGCAACCAAGCGGACATGTACGCAAAAGCAGAGGCGGCAGACACGGCGGCGTGGGAGGCGCGCGAAGCGGCGAAAGACAATCTCGGCGGCAGCGCCGCAGCGGGCGCGCTGGTGGACATCGCCTCCGGCGGGCTGCAACTCGGCGCGGACATGGCGGTCAACGCGCTGATTCCCGGCGCAGGCCTTGCCAGCATGGGCGTGCGGGCTTTCGGCAACGGCGCACGCGAGGCGATGATGGACGGCGCAAGCGGCGGAGAGCAGGTAATCTACGGCGCGGCGCAGGCGGCCGTGCAGATCGCAACGGAGAAAATGTTCGACGTCGGCAAGCTGTTCGGCGGCGGCGCTGCGGACGACGTGGCAGAAAAGCTGATACAAAAGCTTGCAAAGACGGACACGGGGCGCAGCATCGTGCGCGCGCTGACCAATGCCGTCGGCGAGGGCGCCGAGGAAGCTGTGAGCGACCTGCTGACACCGGCGATCCGCGCGATCTACGACAGCGGCAAATCCGCCGCGAACAGCTACACGACCGCCGAGGGGCGCAAGGAACTGCTGGCGCAGTCCGCCTATGACGCCATGATCGGTGCGGCGCTGTCTACATTCGGGACGACCGCCGGAATTATGAAAGGCGTGGACGCGCAGAAAAACGCCGCTCTGCGCGCCGTGGAGGCCGGAACGAACACCGATGTACAAACCGGCGGGAAACCGGCTGAGGCGAGCAAAATCGCGGCACAGGCGCAAGCGGCGGCGGCAGCACCGGCAGCGAACGTGCAGGCAGAGAGCGCGCAGGACACCGTGCGCGCAATGCTGAAAAAGGGCGTTGTCTCCAACAAGGAAGCGAACCGCATCCTATCGGACGCGCAGCTGCGTGCAGCGTTTGAACAGCAGACGGGCGAGCGCCTGACCGGCGCGAACAGCGAACAGCGCGCGAAAGTGAAAAGCACCGTGATGCTGCAAAACATCACGGGCGCTGCCGCGAAAAGCGAGGCGCAGACGCAGAGCACGGCCATCAACACCGACCCACAGCAGCACACGCCGGAGCAGCAGGCACGCATTCAGGAGTACCAGAGCAGTGTGGACAGCCGCATCCTCTCGTTTATTCACAAGTGGAACGGCCTGAAGAATGCGGACTACAAGAAGCGGGCTCGTGTGCGGCTGGATACGGTCTCCGAACGTGCGGCCAGCGACCTGAAAAGCACGGTGGGCATCGACGCCACGGGGTACAGACACTCCATCGACGGAAACGCCCTGCAGCATATTGAAAAACGCCACGGAACGAACGGCGAGGCCGATCACTCCATGGCGAATGAAAACGATATTGCGCGCATCAGCTACGTGCTGGAAAACTACGACAGCGTAAAGCCGCTGTTAAACGCAGACGGCAGTCAGAAGCTCAGCAGCATGTTCAACAACGCGGACAACACGCCCGCACCGCTTGTCCTATACGCCAAGCAGATTGACGGTACCTACTACGCAGTGGAAGCAGCGCCTGATTCTTCGGCGCACGAGCTGCGCATCGTGTCCGCGTATATGACAAACAAAAATAGCGGAAGCGCCGGCAAAGTGCTGAACATGCCGCCAAGCGGCCCGCAGCTTACATCCGAAGTGCCACATCGCGCAAACGCTTCCACTACTGCGGATAGTATACCCGCTGTGGGCAAAGATGTCAACCCCAAAACGCCGGAGGGACAGTCACAAAAAACGGGTGAAATTGTGAACGAACGCGCTGAAAACGCGGTTGAGGCACAAAACAGTGGCAATTTTGTAGACGTGCAGCAGCGAGAGGCAGAGACGGATGCCGGGCAGCGCGGCACGTTGCCGGAAGGACAGGGCGCAAAATCTGCGGAGTTTGGCTATGACGAGGCAAAGACGCAGGCGCGCTCGCTCAAGAACCTGTTCGAGAAGGGAGACCGCAAAAAGCTCGGTCTGACGGAGCAGGATCTTTCACACAAGGTCGAACATGACGCGGAGGCAGAAGCGAAAGCACAGGAGCGATTTGAATCGGACTACGAGGGCGAAAAGGCAGACCTATTCGGCGCAAAGCGCGACTGGGACAAGACGGACACGGCGCTTGCGTACAAGATCATGGATGCCGAGCTGGACAAGGCGCGCGAGAGCGGCAGCATGGACGACTACGCAGAGGTTGCACGGCTGGTAAAGCGTTGGCACGAACAGGGCACGGACGTCGGACAGGTGATGCAGCAGCGGCAGGCGCTCTCCAAAAGCCCGAAGTTGATGGAGGCGGCGGCGATTGAGCTGCTGATGGACGAGAAGCGCACGCGAAAGATGACTGCGGAGACGCGCAAGGAGCTGCTCGACGCCGTGACGGAAAACGCGAACCGGCTCAGTGACATTCCGGAGGGCGACACTGCGGAGGTGGTATCGCTCATCAAAGACCTGAGCTCGATCCGCAAGACGAACGGAATATGGTTCGGTAATGTAGAGCGGCGCATGAGCAAGGCCATGAATGGCGCGCTGGACTACGCCGCTGACATGGAAGGCGGCGAGGCATTTTTGCGCGAGATCGCAGCGACGCAGATCGTCAACATTGCGAGGGACTACGCTCTGCCGTCTCACATCGAGAGAGTAAAAACGTGGCGCTATCTGAGCATGCTGTCAAAACCGGCGACGGCTTTGAGAAACTACGCCGGAAACAACGTCATGAACGTTGTGGACGCCACGTCGCAAAACTGCGGCGTGCCGCTGGACATGCTGCTGTCCAGATACACCGGCGTGCGCTCCGTGGCGCCCGACAAGGGCTTGGCCGGAAAAGACAGAAAAAAAGGCGCTGACGATGCATTCATCAAGGCGTACATCGAGATCGGCCTTGACGCAGACACGTCCGGAAGCCGCAGCAAGATGGAGACCAAGGCCGGAAGAACGAACAAGATGACCGGAAACTTCATCGAACGGCTGGTATCGACATTCGAAAAGTACAACAGCTATGCCATGGTAGCCACCGACCAGCGGCAAAAGGGCGGCATCGAGGCGGAGGCGCAGCGCGGAATCCGGGAGCTGGAGCGCGCGGGGAAAGTAAACAAGGGTGCACTGGGCAGCAGACCGCAGGAGCTTGCGAAGGAGCGCACATTCCAGAACGACAGCAAGATCGCGCAGGCGACGAGCGGTGCGCGGAACGCACTGAACGTATTTAGCATTAAGGACAAACGCGGCGGAAGCTTCGGCGCGGGCGATCTCATTCTTCCGTTCACAAACGTGCCCGGCAACATCGCAGACATGGCGATCCAGTATTCCCCGTTTGGATTTATCCGCGCAGGCGCCGAAGTCACCAAAGTAGTCAGCAAGATCAAGGGCGCGCAGCTCACGGCCGAGGAGCGAGAGGGCGTGCAGAGCAAGCTGAATCGCGCCTACAAGCGCGCGGAGAGCGGAGAGCTGACGAAGGAGGAGCACGCGGCGCTCTGGCGCGACGTTGCGAGCGTAATCCGGAAGTCCAGCGGCGTGGAACTGATGCCGAAGCAGCGCGACAACCTGAAAAAGGCAGTCGACCAGTACCTGATCCATGCGCAAAACGGCGCGAAGGCGCAGTGCGAGGCGGCAGTTTCCGAGATGGCAAACCTGCTGGCAAAGGCAAAGGCGGGCGCGCTGACCGCTCCGGAACAGGCGAAGGCCGTGACGGACTTCGGGCGCGCGTTTAACGGCACGATGGGCATTGCATTTTTTGCCGTGCTTGCCGGGGCAGGCATCATGAAGGTGGCCGGAGACGACGACAAGGACAAGGAAGCGCTCGAAAAGTCCGAGGGCGTGAGCGGCACGCAGCTCAACACGTCCGCGCTTGTGCGGCTGGTTTCCGGAGGAAGCGCAAAGTGGCAGGACGGCGACACGCTTGTGTCGATCGGCTTCCTTGACCCGATCAATGCGCAGATGACCTACGGCGCGCTGCTTGCAGATTGCTACGAGGATGACGGCAAGATCACGTTCGGAGACGTGACGCGCGAGAACCTGTCGTCCATCTATCAGAGCGTGATGGATCTGCCGGCAATGTCACAGATTCAGGAGATCGAAAATAGCCTCAAGTATTCCAAAGCGGACACCACGGGCGGCAAGCTTGCGGACGCAACGCTCCGCTACGGAGCGTCTCAGGCGACGAGCTTTATCCCGAACATCGTGTCCGGCGTGGCGCAGGGCATCGACGGCAAGGTACGCGACACCTACAACGGAGACACGACCGGGGAAAACGCATGGCGCGCGGTCAAGAACAAGACCATTTTTCTGCGGCAAACGAACCCCGTTGCGCTCGACAGTTGGGGCAACGAAAAAACCTACGGAGACTCTGCGTTCCAAAACTTTATGAACGCAACGCTCAACCCCGGAAGCGTCACGAAATACCGCACGGATGCAGTCAATCAGGAGCTTTACCGGCTCGGCGAGGAGACGGAGATCAAATACCCGGGTCGCAGAGCACCGACGAGCGCGAACCGGGGCGGAAAATCCGTCACTCTCACGGAGGCAGAACGCCGCAAGTATCAGGCCGCATACGGAAAGACCGCGCACGCGGACATCCAGAAGGTCATCAGCAGTGCGGTCTACAAGCAGGCAAGCGACGCGGAGAAGGCGGAAGCCATCCGCAACCTGTTCAGCAATGCGACCGCAAGCGCGAAGAAGAAAACACGGCTCGACGGCGGAGACCCGCCGTCATGGACGGCGAAAAGCGACGGCACAGTCGGCGAGAACGCCGTGTACAAGGCAATGCTCGGCACGGCGAAGGACGCGCTGCCGGAGGACAAGCGCACGAAAACCGGTAATGTGCTGCAGTCCGTCCTGAAAACCGCCGGAAGCAAGCGCGGCGGCGACAATCTCATGCTCAACATCATGGCGCAGCAGCTCAGTGAGGGCACACAGGATAAGTTCGAGACCGCATACAACGGCGGGTACGAGCTGAAACAGATAGTGGACTTCTATCAGGCAAAGTACGCGGCGAAGCCGGGAACCAACCAGCGGAAGTACAAGAAAGCAGATCTGTATGCGTGGGCGATGCAAAACGGCTATACCGCGAAGCAGTTCAACCAGCTCTGGAAACTCTTTTCGTGACGGACACACAACAAGAAAGCAGCACGCAGGATATGCGTGCTGCTTTTGCTTTATATTTACGATCCGGTGCGCTCGTACTCCGCGATGATGCGCATGGCATCCGGCAGGCTGTGTGCCTCCGTGATCGTGCAGCCGGTCGTGACGATATACGTCCCGTCAAGACCGCGCGCCATGCGGACGTTCTTATTCTCCGCGAACGTGGTCTTGTGCGGCGCTTTTTCTTCTGAGCCTGTTTTTTGCGTCTCTGCCCGGCTTTTATTCTCAGCACCACATTTCACGCCTTCGTGGGTGCGTCCGCTCTCCGTCGAGATTTCCCCGGCGCAGGCGGCATATCCGGCGAGGTCGATGAAGTTATCCGCCTTATCGCCTCCGGTTGCGATGCGGCCGAGCTTGAACAGCGCCATCATCGCGCCGACGTCGGCTGCGCCGAGCGGCTGCTCCATGCCGCGCGCGCAGAGGTAAACGCTCCAGAGCATGGAGATCGTGCGGAAATTGTCCTCCGGCTCACCGTACTGCTGATTTCGGTCGGTGCAGACGCAGCGCTCTGCGGCTTTCAGAATTTCGGAACGGGTCAAAACACATCACCGTCCTTTTCAGCGCCCGCCTTGAGCGCTTGCAGATTTGCGAGCACGCCGTCGTAGTCATCCGGGTACATCGCCCGGAGCACGGCACAAAGCTCGTCGTCGTCAAAGGCGAGCTTTGTGCCGCTGTAGTTCAGCCGCGCGGCGTTGAAGATCGCATCCGTCAGGATGCTGAGGCGGAGCTCGTTGCGCGCGTCGTTACGCACGCCTTCCCACATTGCGTTTGCTTCCATTGTTATTTCCTCCTGTTTTCAGATGTTCCGGCATCGCCGGTGTCGTTATATTCCAGCCATCGCTTTGCGGCAAACTGCACAGCCTGACAAGCCGCCTGCGGTTTTACGCCGCGGATGTCGGCAATGTCTGCGTAGGTATACCCTGCCATGCGCAGACACACGGTCTGACGCTGCACCGGCGTGAGACCGTCCAGAAAACGGCTGATGTCCGCCGCAGAATCATCGAAATCTTTGCGCGGACGATCCTTTGGCTTGACTGTGTCGCGCTGCGTGTAATCGTACTTACCGGCGCTGTCAAACGGTACGTCATTATCGTCTGCGTACAAAATAAGCATTCCAGACCGCTTGCGCTGCTGCGCGTACAGCTTGCGGTGCGCGATCTCGCTGCGCATGCACCACATCGCGTGCGTGGAGAACTTTCCGCGCGTTGGATCATATGTACTTGCAGCCATGAGCAAGCCCTCGGCAGCGTACCCATACAGCTCATCGGCGTCCTCGTCCGGCGCGTAACGGCGGATCGCCAGATAGATCAGACGCTCGTTATCCGCCGCGAGCTGCTGCTGTTCCGGTGTGAGCGGCGATAGCGGTTTCTTGCGCATGTCTTATCCTCCCACGATATCGATCTCATACTCCTCGCGCAGCACGCGGGTAAGGTCCGACACAGACACATATCCGTCGCGCACGCTCTCCGACAGCGCCTCGACCTCTCTCCAGATGCGCTGGAGCTGCTCGGCGTCCATGCTCTCCTTGTCCAGCAGGGCGGTGAAAAAGATCGCCAGCGTCACCCGGCAGGCATCCGCCGTCGCCGTGTCCTTTGCGCGCTGCACGTCTGCCTGTGTCGCCGGCCTCCGGCGTGGGTTAATCCGTTTTGACATCGTCGTCACCGTCCATCCTCGCGCCGCAGCTACAAAAATCATAGGGATACGCTGACGGCAAAATCCCATGGTAGCGTGGGTGCCCGCAATTACCCATCTCAGTCCTATGGGCACAGTCCTTGCAGTGCACCACCGGCGCAACGTCAGCGGCGGGCAGGTTCTGTACATATTCCAGAACCGACTCAATGCCAAAGATAAAATGCTCATTCGCGTGCTCCTTGTCGCAATGGTCTTTCCGGATTGGGAACTCCATTATCGCTGCGCGTTTGACGTATTCATCCATTTTCCTTCCTCCTTTCATCCGCTTCTTTCAGCGCTTGAAACACCATCACGTAGACCTCCGTCGTCATTCTATCGCTCGTGATCGGTATCAGCGGCGCGATGTAGTGCCAGCAGTCCATGTAGGTCAGGTCAGGCATCATTCAATTCCTCCAGTTTCATAAAACACGCCCAAAATGTGTTCATCTTCTTCCCGCTATGGTGTCCAAACAAGGGCTTTTGCCCAATCGCATTCCATACATCTTTTGCAGGTATGTCGTATTCCGACCACTTGAATATCAGAACACCATCATATTTCAGGACGCGCATACATTCAGCGAAACCGTCATGAATCATCTGTGGCCATGTATTATCCAACTTCCCATACTTCTTGACAAGCCATGCCGTTTCCTTTGCGCCCGTTAAATGTGGCGGGTCAAACACAACCAGTGGAAAAGACTCGTCCGGAAACGGCAAGTTTGTAAAATCGCACAGGACATCGGGGGCAATTTGCAACGAACAGTTCCCTGCGTTTTTCCACAGATTGTGATACTCCTCTCTGCGTTTGTCGCAATATACGGCTGCTGGGTGGTTTTTATCAAACCACATTGTTCTAGCACCACATGTAACATCAAGTATCTTCTTGTCCATCACTCCACCTCCTGCATCCAGAACTGGCGGCGGCAAACCGCGCAATCATTATTCGGGCACCCGTTCGCACTCCAGGATTTATCGACAAAGCAAGGCGAAACGTCCACGGTTCGGGAACGCTTGTCCATTTTGGCGTTGGGATACACACTCAGAAACACATCCTGCCGTGTCTTGGTCTTGCGCGGATGCTCCTGCGACCACTTCTCCACCGCAGCAACAGTTTTTTCAAGAAGCTCGATGGCATTATCGCACATGTCGCCATGATACTGACACTTTGTGCAATCGCTGGACGCTTTGCACATTCGTCTAAATTCGCTAAAAAAATTCTACAACGTCCATCATTTTCTCCTTTCGTTTCCGTTATCCCCATTGTTCTGCCATAGCTTTTGCAATACCGGGGTATGTTTTGCTCCGCTCTTTTGCGTGATTGCTACCCAACCACCATACTCTGGCTCTTTCTTTTTCGGGAAGCATCATCATGTACTCGTACACATTGTCCGTTTCCCGTAATAACGGAAGGTTTTTAAGCCATAACGCTGTCTTTTTCTGCTCAGGATGCCCAAATTGCCACGGATTGATGACCTGATCTGGTTTGCGATAGAGAGAACTCATAACACAAATCGGATTTTCTATTGCGATTTTTTCAACATCCGCTTCTGCGAACTTCAAGAAAAACGCAGCGGCTTCATATTTTAGACTGATCGGTTTCACGCCCTCTTTGAACCAACGCATACCCGATACCGCCAGGTGGGTGCATGGCGGATGCGCAATCAGCAAATCCCATTTTCCAACATTGTGCTCGATTCCATCCATCGTTACAATCTTCCCACCATTTAAGGCTTCCAGCGCATCTCCGAGAATGTGCCATTCAGGGTGCCCACCGGATGGTCCTTGCACATCGCAACTGTACGCTTCATGCCCGCGAGCGCGAAACGCTTTACAAACTTCCTGCGATTCTTCGCAAGCAATAAGCACACGCATCATCACACCCCCGCATCCTGCATCGCCTGCCGCAGGAAGCTCAGCTGCTGCCGCAGGTCGTCGATGGTCTTGTCCTTGCGCTCTGACTGATGCCTGATAAATGCGTTGTTTTCGCGCAGCACGTCCAACTGCGTTGAGATCACTACGCGCGCACAGTGCTCTTCACGCGCGTAGTCGATCAGCTTCTGCACCGCGTAGCGAGAAGCCGGTGAAAAATTCAGGTTGCCTTTGTCGTTATCGAGCAAATCGCGCACGGCAAAGATGATGTTCTCAGCCAATACCATTGGTTACACTCTCCTTTTCGTACTCCGCCCGGTCGAGGGCGGTCGTTGCAACGGCATACGCGCTCCACTGGTCGGCGCGGAAACCGTAAAAGAAATCCGGATTTGCTTTCGTGCCCTTACCGGTGCGGAAGTCGTGCGACGCGAAGCGGTCAATGAGCGCGTGGCGGATCGTGGTATCGTTCGCGCGGGGGCTGCCGCAGATGGTGAGCTTCTCTTCCTTGCGCGTGATGATGTGGTACGGTACGCCGCGGTCGTCGAGCAGCTGCTTATAGCGTCCGATCCATTCGCAGGTCTCGAACACGTCGCGCCCGACCGGCATACCGTAGGATTCGATGATCTCTATTGCAGCGACCTCGAACGCGCCGCCGGACACGATGCCGGAGACAAACTCGTTTGCGTCCTTTCCGCCCCGCAACGGCTTGCGGGTGATCGTATCGACGATGCACCAGCCGGTTTCCCGGTTGCCGGGGTCAAGGGCTAACATGGTCGGCATCCGGCGCACCCCCCTTCATGGCAGCGAGC